AGATGGTGGTGGCGTTGTAATAACTGGCGGCTCATCAATTACGGGCGGTGTGTCAATGACAATCGGTGGTGTATCAATAACAGGCGGTATAGGTGGTGTATCAATAACAGGCGGTGTTATGACAGGTGGAATAGGGGGGGGCGTTGTAATAATTGGTGGCGTTATGACAGCACCAGTGTCGTCAATGATTGATGGAAAAAGCGGTATATCAATCGGAGTCTCTTCATCCGTTGTTGTTTCAAACTCCCAAGGGTCGCCAAGCATATCTTCTTGTGGATTGTAAATTGCCCAACCTGATTGATGCTCATCGATAACATTTCCATCGCTATCAGTGATGGTTCCGCTTTGAATAAAAACACGATCGCCTATTGCAAAATCAACTGGACTCTGATCGCTGCTGCCTAATGCTTTAATGCCTTTGCCGTTGTCATTTACTTTCCAGACAATGCCTGTGCCTCGATCAACAAACACATCGCCCGCACCAAGATTGTTTTTATTCTTTATGGTTCTTGCATCTCTTTTTTGAGCTTTGGTGACTTGTATCGGGCCACTTGTGACGACTTGTTGCCCAGGCTTGTTTGCTTGACCCAGTTTTCTTGACGGCGTGTAAATTCCAGCGATACCCGCACCCAAAGGGGGCAATCCACCAAAGCCAGTGCCGACTGGTGGATCAACAAGCTCGTTGCTGTATATCAACTCATCGGGTATGTCGCCAAAAAATGACACTATTTATCTTTTGCCTTCCAAAAATTGAGTGCGCCTAGATCGACTGTGTATTTATAAATTTTACCGAGTAGGGTTTCGGGTTTAGGGGTAGGGGTTATCATGGCAATAACACTGCATGCCGCTACAACAAGAATAATTGCAGCAATAATATTTACTAATGTTTGCATATTTAAATCCTCAGTTTTGCTTGGCTATTTGATCCAGTTTTTCTTCAACCTTGTCGAACCGCTTAAACAGCCTGTCCATTTCAGTTTTGATTTCAGTTTTAGTGACGTAAATCGTTGGCAACTCTTCTCGTGTTTTATTCAGCAATATATCGATGCGCTTGGTCTCGGCCATGTTGCTTTTTATGCCCAAAGCAAGTGGCGCATAGACCAAAGTCAATATAATGTTCCAGAATACTATTGAGTTGAGTTCCATATTTACAATTACCAAAGGTTTGTGATAAATATTATCACATTATTGCGCAAGTGGATTGTCGTTTTTGTTTTTCAAAGACTGAATATCGTCATACATTGAGTCAACGCTTGATTGCAGTTTTGCAATGTCGGTTTTGAGTTCAGTGGTGTCAGGAATATCCATAGAACCAACCTGTTCTTCTATTGCCACCATCTTTTTCTCAATCTCAGCAATGTCGTCTGAAAGCTGATCGGTTGCAGCCATATAATTATTGGTAGATGACTCAAGGTTTTCAATTCGATTAACATACGTTGCCCCTGTATAACCAAATCCAGCCAGTGTGCCGACAATCGACACCAGTCCGATTAATTGTGTTGTTTTGTTTTCAAACCAATTCATAATTTTTCCTCATAGTTTGGGTTGTGATTGAACCATGTCTCTCATCGTTGTCAGATTGTTTCCAAACATATTTGAAAACGCCCGATTGTTATCCGATAAAGAGGCATTGGCATAAATTTGTGTGGGTTCGTACCAGGATGATGCATCTGGAACGCTGACCATGCTGTAATTGTTAAATCCTGGCACATAGTTCATTAAGGCCACAAGTTGACTGGAATCAGCGTACTCTCCTGTTTCTTGTTGTTCTTGTTCTAACTGTTCTTTTTGCACCTTTATGTTTTGGGCAATAATTTGATCTGCGATCAAGTCTGCCTCGGATGCAGATGATTCATTCATAACGGTTGCAATTTCTAAACTCATTGTGCCAACTGCTACATTTTGTGAACCACTAGTATTTGCATCACTTTGACCAACTGCTACGTTTTGTGAACCAGTAGTATTGCTTGAAACCCCTGTATTTGTTGATGTGTTAGAAGCAACACTGGTTGATCCACCTACTGATGTATTATTCGCACCTATGGTATTTGAGCCACTTTCGCCAACAGCAGCATTATTACCACCTACTGCAACATTGCTAGAACTCATTGATAAAACTTGTTGTGTTTGCATTGCAGAACTGGCGACTTGAGCTGAAATACTAGGTGAGTTGCTTGTGCTTATACCGCCACCCGATGATGAGCTGGCGACAGCCGTGCTTGCAGCATTAGAAACCCCACCCGATGCAACGGCAGAAGCATACGATCCTCCAGAAGAGATTGAAGTGCCTGTGGCCTGTGCCGATGTTCCAGCAGTTGTGCCGCTGACACTATTGCTTGCAGCCCTTATTGTGTTTGCCACAACATTTAATTGCTCTGCTCTTTTGTTGTTTCTTTTGTCTTTGTTCTCTGCGACAGCAATTTCGATATTTTCTTCTCGGTCTTGGCTCTCTTCTTCAACTGTCTCCGCATCCTCCAGTTCTCCAACATCGTCTTCATTTGTGTCGGCAATTTCTTCCAACACTTCGCTTTCTTCTTGTTCAATCCATTCCTCCAGTTCTTCTATGGTTTCAAAATCCAGATAATCAATAACTTCTTCTTCAAGGTATTCTTCCATGTGTTCTTGATGCTCAAAGTGATCGAGCAATGCGTTATCTAGGCTCGGCAGATCATAATTGACGACATAAAATTCTTCTGTTGGAAATATATCTTCATAAACTTCTGTGATGTAGTCTGCCTCTTCAAAGATTTCAGGAATAAACAGCTCTTCGGTTGGCTCTTCAAAAATTTCAGGCATAAAAACCAGCTCGGTTTCTTCTTCAAATGTTTCGATCCAAATGACATCCTCTTCAAAAGTCATTACCTCGTAATATTCTTCAACTTCTTCAAATGAATATTCTTCTTGATAATAATCGTCTGTCTCAAAGTATTCTGTTGAATAAATTTCTTCCTCGTAATAATGGTCATCTTCATAATATGGGTCGGTGTAACCATATTGATCGTCTTCATAGCCGTACATGCTGTCGTCATAATATGTTTCTTGCTCGTATGTTTCGACCATGTAACCAGGACAAGCGGGGGAGTATTGAGCATCATACGAACACTCGTAATCAAACAAATCATCCCAATAGTTCGGGCATTGACTGGAGTACAAACCATCGATATCGCATTGCTGTGTTAAGTACGCAGCATCATAGCCAACGCAAGCGGAGTTGTTCAATGGGTTGCTGCAATCGAGCGCATTGCCAGAACCAACGCCATACAAACTGCCGCCATTTTCAAGCAGCGTGTTAAAAGCGGTTTGATTCCAAGTCGAGCTGACACAAGTGCCAGTGACGTTAGTTGTGCCTTTGCCGCATTGATCGTGATAGAGATAAGTGTAAAGCTCATCGGATTTGCCTTGCTCTCCGATCAATACATCGTGGTTAATAATATCTAATCCACCGTACCGAAACTCAAAGCTGTCGTTTGACTTCCATAAAATAACCTCAAATGTATTGTCCGATGCCCTGTTGTATTCTCGTAGGTTGTACCAACCAAAAACAGATTTGTCGGTAAAGTTCTTGGCCAACACTTTTGAACCGTTGTCTCGTATCAGATCAGTCCAAAAAGGATAAAGTGTGTATGTGATTTCAGGTAATGGATCAGGTGTGTAGTCGTTACAATAACCTCCTGACGACCCAAAGTGTAAACAGCCATTGGTTGCCATTCGAGCAGATGTGAAATCTTCGCCATAGAAAGTAAATGTAAAATCTAAATTAAAAGCATTGGAGACTTGATCGTCACCCGATGCCATGTTGGTTGTTCCTGTTTGACTGGTTAAATCAAAAATGTTTTGATTCGCTTCGTATATGTAATCTGCTTGAATCGGTAAAACACAAAACAGAGCAAATAAACTAACTGCCCTTATCAAATTCACGTCTACACGTCATTCTTGATTTTCTCTGCCCCGATGTATTGAGTGTGCCAGCACAGGCTGAAATGTATTCAGATTTGGCTTCTCTGTAATCGGGTCGGTCTTGTGGGTTATCTTGCCAAGCAAGCGCTGCATCTGCACCGATCTTGCCTCTATGTGGACAAGGTGTTCCAGCCATTTCCATTGCTTTAAACACTCGCTCATCTTGGCAAAGTAGGGCTACTGCACTGACCTTCATGCCCATGTCGTATAAATATTTGGACAATTTCAATCGTTCACAATTCTCGTCTTTAACGGTTCTGCCCGCAGACAAGCCAAACACTTGGCCCTGAAACGCACCCGATCTTCCGACCGTACACAAATCTTGTGAATACGACATGATTGAGGGTGCTATTGCAGAAGCGGGCGGGGCTTTGGTTGTAATGTTTTGATTGATGGTTTGCTCAGACTTTGACTCATTGATGTTTCGATTGGTGTTGTCAGAAGTGCTGTTGTTCTCATTCACATTCTTGTTATCTGTGGTCACATTAGAGCTTGACTCGTTGTAGTTCTTATTCGTGTTGTCCGAAGTGCTGTTGTTTGTATTGGTGTTATTGCTCGTGCTTGTCGAAGTATTGTTGTTGTTGTTTGTGTTCGTATTGTTTGACGTGCTTGTACTGGTGTTTGTGTTGTTGTTGTTGTTTGTATTGGTGTTGTTTGACGTACTGGTACTGGTGTTTGTGTTGTTGTTCGTATTGGTCGATGAGCTGGTACTTGTATTGTTGTTTGTGTTTGTTGCAGTTGACGTGCTGGTGTTTGAATTGGTGTTGTTGTTCGTATTGGTCGCAGTCGATGTCGAAGTATTGTTATTGGTGTTGCTGTTGCTGTTGGTCGCGGTTGACGTGCTGGTGTTGTTGTTGGTGTTGTTGTTGGTGTTTGTATTGGTATTGGTGTTCGTACCAGTAGACGTTGTTGTGGTCGTATTGGTGTTGTTGTTCGTGTTCGTGTTTGTATTCGTATTGGTGTTTGTGTTCGTATTGGTGTTTGTATTTGTATTGGCTGTGGTCGTACTCGATGTGGTGGTCATCGAGTTCTGTTCACAATACTGCTCACCAGCAGTACAATCGCCAGTTTGGTCGGCTCTAACCGCTTCTGAATTTAGCAATCCAAGCGTAAATATTACCCCAAATAGTCCTATAAATTTTTTCACCATAACCCCATATTTCTTTTAATCTTTTGATTTTCCACCGCCGTTTGATGCGCCAAAGTAAAACGAGACCACCGCACTTGCCAACCCGCCGAGATAACCAAGAACGAGGTTAATCAAAGCCTCGGAGTTTTGTTCGGGCGGTTGCAGCGTGACCATAAAGATATACCCCAAGAATCCGCCCAATACGGCAATGCCCATGACTCTTGTTGTCCAGTCTTTACTGAATTTCTGCCTGGCATCTTGTTTGTCCGCAGTCTCAAGGGCAAAGATATCAACATCCAGCTCTTTCATTTGTGTCTCAAACTCAAACTCTGCTTTCTTAATCTCTGCCATCTGCTCTGGCGTTGCGTTTTCCATAGCCTTTTGCAGTGCTTTTGGTTCTGGTTTAACGCCCAAAACGTCAGCGATGACATTGGCTGCCATGTTTCCCATTGGGCCACCCAATGCTGATCCAATGGTGGGGGCGAGTGTGCCAACCACGTTTTTAATCACATTAAACTTCATCGCTTTTTCCTCTTTTTATATTTTTTATTTGGCATCAATGTATTATTGTCTCCTCGTGTGATAACAGTTCTGAATCTTCGCTGATGAAATCAGATAAAAAACACAACACGATCTCTCGTGCATGTTCTAAATTTTTAGCTTTGATTCCTTGGGCGGTGTAAACCATGTCGCCCTGGTCATCTAGAAACTCTAAATCGTAGTATTTATCCGCTTCCTGTGCCATTAAACAATCCCGCAGCTTGTGACTTGGCAAGTTGTCGAATGGTCTCTCGATCTCGTTCCATCAATGCATTTATCTCAGCAATGTTGATCTCTGCGCCATACTTGGCAGACAGTTCAGCAGCCTTTAAGCGTATATCCGCTTCGGCTTCATCGCGTTTAAAGTCATCTTCCATAATCAGTTTCATGCGATCCGTCTCAGAATCGATGATTGCCTTTTGTGCTTGCACTTGGGCTTTTTGTATCTCTGCTTGTGCCAACATTTCAGCAGCATCGGGTTTGTCATCTTGTGGCTGTGGTGGCATCGGTGGTATATCGGTATTGATAAACGCACTCACATCCTTGAATCCAGCCAATTCGATGATCCGACCCAAAGTATTTGCGTATTGTTGCAAGCTCACCATTGGGTTTTGTGGCCCCAAGGTTTGTAAAATTTGCTCTTGTTTGCCCGCCATTTGAGCCAAAACTTGCATTTTTTCCTCATCCGAACCTTTGGATATGGCGACATTGACCACAATGTCCTTGTTTGCATCCCAGTATCTCGGATCAACAGGCACAAACTCATTGTTTAAGCGAAACACATCTTGTTTGTCTTGGTTTTTAATAACTAGGTTGTTTACGAGCGAATACAAGTCACGCAGACCCTCGCCAAAGTGACGACAAATCAGCTCAACTCTGCCTTGCGCCCCTGACATCGTGGCAGCAACGGCAGCTTTAGTGGATGATTGCAACGCATCGGCGTTCAGACCCGCGCTGGCTTTGGAAACACCTGTGCGATTCTCTTTTGCCTCGTCTAAATAACCAAGCACAGGAAATGCCTCACGACCTTGAAACGGCGTGGTCAGTTGTTGCACCATACCAGGCGCGCGCATACGAATCGGTTGCCCGATATCGGTATTTAAAACGTCATCAATGTTCACTTGGCCTTCAACGATTCCGAGTCTTGGAAAAATTGCATGTCCCAATGAATCAAGGGTGTCTCGCATGATCTGAGACTTCGCCGCTTGTATAGGGATGAGGTAGTCTGCTGGACATGAGCCAATGGCAGTATGCGGTTCGGGATCGGGGGAGAAGATGGTGATCGGTAGATCATCCCAAGGCATCGCATTAACGATGTTCATGCCATTGCCCAGTGTGCAAACTCGCACTCGTTCATCAATGCCATCGCCATCCAAATCGTAAAATAAATAATGTTCGACATACAGTATTTCTTGACCAGCGGGGTCGGGGCGGTCGGCATACATAACCTCACTCATGGGGTTCCTTGCTTGTTCCGCCTCATACTCAGCCGAGTCATACGCTCCGCCTGTACCCGAATATTGTTCAATCTCTTCTTTTTCATAACCCATGGCAATCAGCTCGCTCATGGTTTTGACCATGCGATGTGCCACATAAGGTGCAGTGTGTATGTCTCTTGCAGAACGAGAAATCAACACTTCTTCGGGCGGTACTGCCTCGATGACCACTTGGTCTTTTGCTTTGACTCGTCTGATTTTTAAATCGTAACTGATCGGGCGTTCCTCGGTGATCTCATCGCCTGTCATTTCGTTTATGATCGTCAGCGTTTCCATTTCCATTTTCTCTTCAACGATCTCGACATCCTCATCCATGATGAGTGCGGTGTAATCTTCAGGTGAAATATTGCTGAACTCGTGGCAAGTGGATGTAATCGAATCATCCCAGTAGGCTTTTACAAATCCAGTTTTACGAATCAGTGCATCCTTAAAAGCGTTGTACATGACATTAAAGCCTGGATTCTTCTCTTGGATGATGTGATTGATATACGCCGTTTGCTGCTCGGCAAAGGGTATGTCCTCGGCAGAGTGCGGTACAAACTCAACCACTTTCTTTGTGCCAAAGAAGGTGCGCATGATCGATGGCAGCATGAATAACACGCTGTCTCTGACATCGGTCGAGATGTATTCCGATTGCAACTCACTTGTTGCACTAGGTTCTTTGCCTAAATAATAACGAGTTGCCTCGTCACGCTCTTGCCCAATCTGTTCGATGAAATCCTGTGCGGATTCCATTTCGCTTTTGACGACCGCTTGCAAATCAAGCATCTCTTCGTCATCTTTAATTCCGTATGACCCTTTGGTATCTGTATATTCCATGTGTGATTATCCCACTCGTATAATTTTTGATTTCAGGGGTTTCTTGAAATTATACCCCATCGAGGAAATCGTGCCACCTGTAAAGGTTGCAGCGGTGCTTGCCATCGTTAGTGCCAGCGCATCGGCTTTGTCGGGAGACTTGATGCCGCGTTTACGCATTGCCTCTTTTGCTTCAATCTTTATCTTGCCAGCACTTGTATAAGTATATTGCGGAGAGGTCAGTTCTGCAATCAATTCATCATCCTCTGGCAAACGACAATCTCTTTTTGTGAGCCAATCTTTGATCGCAAACCACAACTCGGCGCGTAGATTTAAATAGTTTCTGCGACTTGCGGGCGATTCCGAAACATTGACACCGCGCACTGGCATACCCAACTCAGAAAGACGATCCACCACGCCCGAACCCAGACCAATGACATCGACCAATATCTCTTGCGGTTTATTCATTGCGGTCGCAGAGTCATAAATATTTTTTACCGCACCGCAAAGCTGCATCAAATCCATCGAGCGAAATGTTTTAATTTCAAACACTGTGTTGCCTTGACGAATACACAGCGCAGAATTATCATTCCCCCACCTTGCCACATCCAAACCCCACACAATCGCTTCAGATGCAGTTAATTCCACATCCCGATTCACCGCTGCTCTTGCCAACTCCAAAGAAATTACAGTGTCGTCATCGGCTTTTGGAAACTCACCCATGACCTCGACTCTGGCAACGGTGGAATCCTCGCCGTATTGCTCAATCATTTTATGAAACAACGCCTGGTCTGTGCCTTCGACATCGCGTGAGTCGATCTGTTCCGTGTTCCAAAACGCTCGTTTTGAGTGAAACGCATCAAAGAATGGCCCTGTATTACGCCTTGGGTTTGAAAACGTCAGCCAAAAACGATTCTTTGTGGGTTCTGTAAAAAAGCCCTCAGACACGGAATAAATCGGTGCGGGAATACCGCTTGCCTCATCCATAATCAGTAAGATACCCAAGGTACTATGGAGGCCAGCATATGCGTCCGGGTTCTCTTCTGACCACAAAGAGGCCATTGCATAGTAATAGCCGCAATCGATGTTTAAGTCTCTGACCAATAATTCTTCAAACCATGCTTGCGGTCTCAGCGTGGTCGCTGTCTTTGCGAACCAATGACCGTTGATCGATAGGGTGAGCCACTTGCCCAGCTCTGCCCATGTTCTCGATCTGAGCTGTTGTTCGGTGTTGGCAGATACAACGACTGTGCCACCAAGGCGCGTGGATAAAAACCAAAGAATGATCCAAGCAACCAAAGCCGACTTACCAATGCCACGACCAGATGCCACAGCGAGTCTGAACATCTCAGGCAGATCGATTGTTTCGTTCTTGCGAATGTGATTGCCAATGTCTCGTAAAATTTTTTCTTGCCACTTGCGTGGGCCAGTAAATTCTTCGAGGGGGGTGTTCTCGATGCCCCAAGGGAAGGCATAACGCACAAAGTTTAAGGGCGAATCCTTTATGGTGAGTGACCACATGTCGGTCATCAGTTCTTCTTCTTGTTTAGGTGTGTATTTCATCTCACAAAAAATTAAAAAATTTTAGTTCGGGGGTACGAATACAAACGCCCCCCCGTTTGCAATCGAAGGGGGGGTCTAGCAGCGATCCAGCCGCCGAAACGAGCTGGAATGGCGGTGCCATTTCTATAACAGAAACGGCTCTGCCCAATGTTTTCAGGCGTTTCAGAGCATTTCCCTGATTAAAATCTGCATTTACCTGGTAAAATTTTGCATTTGCTGGCAGTGATGGCCCAACTCGAACCCAGTTTCGGTTCCTGAACTGGTTTGACGGTTTGAACTGTCGCTCCCCTCTTTTATGAGGCTCAAAACTATCAGAGTAATTGTCTTTGATTCCTCTGATTGTCAACGACAACAATGCTTTCATTGGTTTTAATGCAACAACCAATATCATTCAGACACATCCAATTTGGTGATCTTTTTTGGTTCAGGAGTGATGTCAATGAGTCTTTTTTTAGCTGAATCAATGACATTTGTGAGACTTAATGTGTGATCGTGAGTTGTTTCTACTCTGTCACGCCATCTCGCTTCGTCTCTATTCTTTAAGAAGAATATGGATGCAGTTGTATTCCCATCAAGTGCTTGCTCAAACAAAGAGTTAGTCACGGCATCTAGTCCATCAGCAACGCCTTGTTCAAATGCCTCATTGAATGACTTAGATCGTTTGCGATTACGATTGAGTGTATTCCAAGACACACCCAATGATCTTGCAATTTGTTTCTGACTCAATCCTTGTGCTGCCAATCGTTTAACTTTGATTGGATCAAGGTCGATTCTTTTCCTTCCAACTTTCTTTTTTACAGCCATCTACTCACACACCTTGCAAGCATCATTGCCATTGTCTACGATTTCACCACGACTCATTGTCTCTGCAATCCTTATGGCAAGCTCTTTGCCTACAAAGCCACGATGAGTCCAATAGGCAGCCACCGTTTCCAATGTCAGTTCTTGCTTTTGATTTTCAGTTTCAGTTTCATTGTTCATAATTATAACCCTATGGTAGTTGTAAACTTTATTTAATTTTTTTTAGCATCTCAATAAACGATTGTTCTTCTGCTTCCTTGGTGAATGAATCCAATGTTGCAGCCTTACTCTTCTGGCCCCTGTTTTCTTCAAACAAGATAAGTTTTGTTTTTAGATCAACACAAGCAAAGATGTGAACGATGTCTTGATCATATGGATTGCTGGTTGAGCTGTGTTTCAAATTAAACTTATATCGTGCCTTGTTCCTATAAGGGTCTTTCCATGGATTCATAGAGCTTTTAACCTGTACGCCATAATATTTGCCTTGATCAATCTCCACGAGTAAATCCCTTGAGCTTGTCGCAATCGGTTGAAACACGTTGTAGCCTTTCAATAGAAAATAGGTCGCTGTTAGCATCTCCCCTGAAATGCCAAATTGTTTTTTGTAGTGGGCCATTATTAATAAAGTATTTCATCTTCAATAAAGCTCTGCGACTCTTTATCAATGTCAATCGGTTTACGACTGACAATCGTCACATCTCCAAAGTTCTCCTTGAATCTTTTCTTAATATCGAAGGTCTCTTCTGGAACCATGCAAAATATCTCATTGATACTGAAATACAGGCTCGGTGGTTCTGCCTGACAAATGGCAGCACATTTCGCCAAAGCATCTCGATCCAATGCAATCAATATTTGCACACCCAATTTATGATGCTTGGTAATCCATATGTTCGGATCGAGTTCCTCGAATCCTTGTTCAGATACATATTCAACCAGGGCAGTTATGCCACGCATCATGCCCTCTGATTGTTTGATGATCTCGTCTGGATCATTCTCTAAAAGTGAGTTCGTCAACAGTTGTTGCTGCCGATAGAATCGTTTTCTCAAATCAGGCGATATGATCTCTTGTATTCGATCCCACCCATAACGAGCCGATGCCTCTGCTTTGTGTTTTAACATCTTTGAATAGATCGCGTTGGACTCTTCCTTTTTCTTTTTAAAAGCCTCGTCTCTGATGTTCTTCATTCTGTAATTTAAATCACTCATAAGTATATAAGCCCCAAAAAGTGCAATTTTTGCCTATGCCAACTGCAAGTGCCTCTTTATTAAGGCACTTTGCATGTTTGCACTTTGCATCGAAGGTTTGCAGTGAGGTTTGCACCTAGGTTTGCACCCCTCTGAAACCCCTGTATTCATTGACTTTAAGTGCAAACCCCCAAGTGGGCAAAGGTTTGCACCCATGTTTGCACCCCGCAAACCTGACCCCTTTTTTAGGGCCATTTTTTGCAAACAGGGTTTGCACCCTAAAATTCTGGCTCATCGTCATATAACATAAGGCTTTTAGCCGTTTTTGCATCTTTATCAATGGTTGTGCTGCTCACGCCCAATTCTTTTGATATTTGCCGATTAGACATGCCTTCACGTTTCATTTTGGCGACTATTTCGATCCTCGATTCTCGATCCGTTTTCTCTTTTATAAGCAATCCATTGCCGTATCGCCAGTTGATATCTGCCACATCGTATCCATATATGTGACGACCTTTTTCAAACCGCCAGATGAAATTGGTCTCATAATCTGTGCTGTCCAATCCCAATAATCCATCATCCGAGTCTTCGTCTTCTTTGACAGTAATTGAGATCACGCCATCCAAGAGTATTTCTTTGCTCATCGAGCCGAGTTGTTTCCCCGATTTACCCGCATGATGCAGCATCCAAACCACTCGGTTCTCAGCTCTCATTTTGAGGAGTAGGGGATTAATAGTCGCCACAAACTCTTCTGCCGAGTTGTTGTCCTCAAATGCGGTCAAGTTGAGCAAGTTATCCCATATAATAAAATCAGGTTGCACACGATCCACCAAGTCCAAATACCATTCTCGACCCTCTGCGCTGGACAGCGGTGAGAGTCCGTCAGGCTGATCGTAATGACTCACAATAAAAAAGTTCTCATTGACTCGTTTCAACAGCTCCTCTCTCTGCGGTTCACCCGCAAATATGCCGTGTGTCATCGACTCAAATCGTGTCTGTAATGAACGAGGATTCATCTCTGCATCGAGCAGTAAAACCTTGTGTGGCTTTGAAACATGATAATGAGCAAAGTCCACTCCCGCAGACAGAGCAATCGCCATGTATTGACTCACGATACTCTTGCCTGATCCTGGTGGCCC